CCCTCCCAAATTCTGTGCCAGGTACAGAGGTAACCCAGTCACCTGGATTAATGCCTGAGACAACACAAGGTACTGGGGAAGGTACTGGTAATTTTACAGTTCCCCCAGATACTTCGGGTGTGGGTGGATATGAAGCAGATGTATCAATAGGAAACCAAGACTATGCAGCAGCAGTAGATTACCAAGTAGATTCAATGACTGAATCAGGTAGTCATCCAGAAATGCCCATATACACTGAGTCAGAAACTGCCCATCAGAACCTGATGCAAGATCCTCAGTATGCTATAGCAACACACGAGCATACATTGAATAAGTTTGCAGATCTTTTAGAAAAGATTGTCGCAAGGTTGAATTCTATAGAGGAAAAGTTGAATCTACATATAGAGGATTCAGTTGGTCCTGATCCAAATGATCCTTTATCAGATTATCCAGAAGTTAAACAACATCAAAATAAATGAGAGACTTACCAGTAGATGAAAATTACTATGAAAAGGTATTGGCAAACTTTGAACAGTTTTGTGATGAGTTTGAAGGAGCTGCATCACAGCGTTTTTCAGGAGTAGACAATGACAGTAGACAACCAATTGAACATTCAGCAGTTGAACGAGTCACTCCAGAAGTTGTCCGAGAGGTTGACGAAGTTGGAGAAGACGATATCCTCGCTAAAGCAACCACAATTGATGTACCGTCCACCGAAGTCCCAGAAGCATGAGAGTATAGTTGAGACACTTAACTATCTACATAATTCTATAGAGACTTTGTTGGAGGTTGAACGTGACAGGCAATGAACCAGGTAATATTGCAGATTCATTGACACAGGATACAGCAAGTACTAATGGTACTGCGATATATCCTTTACAGGCACACTATGGAAAGGATAAAACTTATCAAACCATTTATTGTGGTGGTGCTAAGATAACTGGATTAGATCCTCTTAGTGATCCTACCGATGTTTCTGGCACACCTATCAATCCTTTGGTTCCACCTGTTCCAAACCCATTACCTAGAACTGCTCCTATTGTTGGGATTGTCAACTCAGAGGCAAGGGGAGTTTATTTTGAAGGTACTCTCGTTCCAGTCATAGGTGACGGAGTAACTGGTGCAGGAGCACTACCTAATCCGAGGATCTTGACAACACCTGGGAAGCATGGTAGTATATTCATAGGTACACGTACATAATGGCACTATACAATAATAACGAACATACTGCACCTCCAGCAAAGGTAACTAGGCAGGGGCAGTCAAAGAATACGAAACTTTCTGCGACTTCTAGGAATCATGCTAAGAAGCGTTATAGAGGGCAAGGTAAATAACTGCGCCTCCGAACGCCGAAAATCTCCGAAAGATTATGACGTATCAAGCATTGCATTCGTGGCTTCACATTAAAGACTCTCCTATAGCAGGGCAGGGCATCTTTGCACGTGAAGAAATACCTTCGGGTATGCATTTGGGGATGTCTCACCTAATTGTGGATGATGTCATCTATAGGACTCCTTTAGGAGGGTTCATTAACCATAGTGAAGACCCCAATTGCGTGAAATGGAGTGAAGATGATAAGTACTTTGTTAAGACAATACGTGCTATACATGCTGGAGAAGAGTTATTCCTTAAGTATACATTTTATAAAGTAGGATAAAAGTCGCTAAATAACTACTGACTTCGTATATTGTCGGTAGATGGCGGCCACGTTGTCCTTCAAGGACATTAATATCAATTTTAAGAAGCATCCTGTTACTAATGACTTAGTTGTTAGTAGGGATGCTTCTGCTATTAAACAGGCAATCGTTAATTTATTACTAACTAATAAAGGAGAAAGACCTTTTAATCCTGATTATGGATCTAATATAAGAAGTTATTTGTTTGAACCACTAGACTTTGGTACTGCAAGTCAAATACAATTGAGTATTGAAGCAACAATAGCAGAGTTTGAGCCAAGAATTGATGTATTAGAGATTGAATGCTTTCCTGATTTTGATGGTAATGCATTTAATGTTGAAATGACCTATGTGATAGTAGGTTCAGACGATCCCCCAGTAGCCGTAGAGTTAGTCTTAAATAGGACGAGATAATGCCATATACCCAACTAAACGATTTAGACTTCACTAATATCAAAACAGCTCTCAAAGAGTATATGAGGGCGCAAACAGATTTTACTGATTACGACTTTGAAGGGTCTTCTATCAGTCAGATATTAGATGTACTGGCATATAATACGTACTACACGGCGTTCAATACCAATATGGTAGTGAATGAGATGTTCCTTGATTCTGCAACTCTCAGGGACAATGTAGTATCACTGGCAAAGAATCTAGGTTATACACCAAAATCTATTACAGCACCTAAAGCAGTTGTTGACTTAGTACTTACATTCACTGGTGGTACTCCTCCTACAGCAGTAACTCTAAAAGCAGGTAGTGGATTTGTAAGTAATTTTGATGGATCATTATATCGTTTTGTATTAACAGAAGATAGTAAAGTTTCAGTTGCTAATAATATAGCAACATTTACAGATATTTCAATATATGAAGGATCTTATATTACAAATAGTGTTACAATTGATACAACTCTTAAAAGTCAACGTTTTGTTTTAGATAATGCAGGAATTGATACAAATACAGTAAAAGTTAGAGTATATCAAGCTGCTAACTCTTCTGTATATGATGATTATGCTGTGGCAAGTAATATATTAGATATTGGTTCTGCTGATAAAGTATTTTTTATTAATGAAACAGAAGATGAGAACTATGAGATCTTCTTTGGCGATGGAGTATTAGGTAAAAAACTTGAAGATGGTAATTTAGTTGAAATTAGTTACGTATTAACAAATGGTACAGCAACTAATGGAGCAAAAACGTTTACTTTTAATGGATTGTTAGAGAATCAAAACAATACTACAGTAACAACTCCTTTTGCTATTACTTCAATAACAACAAAACTTATAGCAGCAGGTGGTGCTGATATTGAAAGCATTAATAAAATTAAATATAATGCTCCAAAATTCTATGGATCACAGAATAGAGCAGTAACTGTTAATGATTATAAATCCATAGTTAGAAACTTATATCCAGCAGTTAGTGATATTATCGTATTTGGTGGTGAGGATCAAGAACCACCTGCATATGGTAAAGTATTTTTATCTGTGAAACCCACTGAGGCTGCTGCGTTATCAGCATTTACAAAAAGTGATTTAAAAGAGAAACTTAAAAAGCATACAGTTGCTTCTATTAGACCAGAATTTGTTGATCCATCTATTCTCTTTTTAGAGTTAACAAGTAACATTTATTATGATGTTAATAAAACTAAGTTACTTCCTGCTGAAGTAGCTGTAAAAGGATCAAATTCAATAACAGAATACCTCAAGACTTCTGGTACAGAGAAGTTTAATGGTAAATTTAGATATAGTAAGTTTATTAGTGTCATTGATAATGCAGATCGTGCTATCAATTCAAATGATACTGATGTTACTATGAGAAAGGACTTTATTGCACAAATTAATTCATCTTCATATTATGAAGTATGTTATGGTAATCCTTTCTTAATTGATTGTAATAATCCTGTAGTTTGGTCAACAGGAATGACAGTATTTGAATACCCAACAGTCACCTCATATCTAGAGGATAGAGATGGCAAATTGGTACTATATAGACTAGATTCTATCACTGGTGAAAAAATTCTATTGAATGATTCAATAGGAATTGTTGATTATACTAAAGGTGAGATAACAATGAATGACTTTACCATATTAAAAGGAACTTTCTCTGACAATCGTATAGAGTTAAGAGTAAAACCAGCAAATAAGGATATTGAAGTTAAACGTGAGATGTATTTGGATGTAGATATATCAAAGAGTAAATTCACCGCTTATAAAGAAGAGTAGGGATGTTAAAAACTGCGAATAAGATCTCCTTTTTAGTTGATCAGCAATTACCCGATTTTATCAATGAAGAGTATGAACTGTTTGGAAAGTTCATACAAAAGTATTATGAGCAGCTAGAACTTCAAGGTCAACCATTAGATATTATTGGTAATCTACAGGTATATCGTGACATTGATTTCTATGAGAATAACCTTTTAAATCAAAGTACTACTGTAGATGGATTAGTTAATCCTTCTGATACTACTATAACAGTAGCAGATGCTTCATCATTCCCCAAGAATGGTGGATATATTAAAATAGATGATGAGATCTGTTTTTATAAGAGTAGAACAGATACTCAATTTAAAGAAATTAGTCGTGGTGTAAGTGGGAATACGCAACTTGGAGATCTTTATTCCGCAAGTACATTTGTTACTACCCAAGCATCCAGTCATACCAATGGATCTCAGGTACAGAATATTAGTAATTTATTCTTATATGCTCTTATTAAGAATTTTGAGAATGAATATCTTACTGATTTTCCAGAAGCATATTTGAATGATGCTGTTGATAAGAGAACTCTTATTAAGAACATAGGTTCTTTTTATCAAACAAAAGGAACTGATACATCTATTAAATTTTTATTCAAGTGTTTGGTAAAGGATGATCCTGAACCAATAATAGAATATCCACGTGATTTCACTTTAAAGAGTTCTGACTCTACATGGATTAATAACTATTCACTTAAAGTTAAGGTTCTTTCTGGTACAGTAACAGATCTTATTGGTAAGAAGATTACACAAACCAGTGGTACACATGCTTCTGCTATTGTTGATAATGTAAGATATGATGGTAAGTATGATGGAGAAGATCTATATGAGATCATACTTAATGAAGCAAGTGTAAATGGAGAGTTTTCCACAGCTGCAAGAACAAAATTAACTGAGTCTATCACTACTACTGATACTGTGGGTGATAGGATTGATGTAGAATCCACAATGGGGTGGAATAAGAAGGGTGAATTTACTATTGGCAGTGAGAAGTTTACATTTGAAGATAAGAATGTTAATCAGTTTATTATAAAGACTAGAGAAGGTACTACAACATATCCTATAGGAACTCCTGTAACATATGGAGCAAATGTTTCTGGTTCTAGTGTTATATTAT